AAAGAAAGTGCCATGAACTTGGCATTGGGTGTATCTACAACAAATCCTTCTGATGAAGAAAGCGTTTTGCTTATGTCATTAGGAGGTATAGAAGACAATAAAAAAGAGTTGGAGCGTCTTCGGGTTATCTATCAAAAGTTTGCTGATGATCTAAAGGCGATTCAAGATAAGGCAAACCGGGAGATTATGGAATTGCAAGTTACTCAACTTCGGACATCAGTGGAGGGTGAGATTGTACGTATTCGAGAATCAATGACGATCGTCCGGAATGAAGAGACGGCCAGTATTGAGGCTTTGCGGGATAAGATGTTGAAATTACCTCAGGGATGGGAGGTAATTTGGGCGGTTGTAGGTCAGTTAACGACAAAAAATACTGAGGATTTGATTACGACTTTGAAAAAAGAAGTAGAGCAGTTGGCTTTAGCAGGGAAACTGACTGCAGATACAAAAAAGGAGTTATTGGAAAAATTGAATAAAGTTGTTTTACCAGTAGAAGATGAGGGACCTTTTAAAAGATTGAAAGATTCAATGTCGGATTTGTTTAGAAGTATGGGGAGTGGGGTTGAAATGACTAAAGGTAAATGGGAGAAACTGGGAAAATCCCTTGGCGAATGCTCCGCCATTGCTACTCAAGCTTTATCTGGTATTAGTCAAATAGGAGGGGCTTTTGGGATGAGTAAGGAGGCGCAGGCAACTTTCGATCAGGTTAGCGGGATGGTTTCCGGGATGGGGAATATGGCGAAAGGGTTGGTGTCAGGTGATGTTTCGTGTATAATTAGCGGGGGAGTGGGGATGATCACGAGTGCCACGAAATTGTTCGATTTCAAAACGAAGAAAGCGGATAAAGAGATCAAAAAGCACGCGGAGAACCTGAAGAAATTAAAGACGGAATATGATGGGTTGGCCCGGGCTGCAAGTCAAGCATTGGGTACGGAAGAGTACGAAACGAAGGTGGATCAGATTGCTAATTTGGAAAAGCAGAAAATTGAAGTCGAGGGGCAGTTAAGGGCGGAGGATAGTAAGAAGAGGAAGAAAAAAGATAAGGGGAAAATAGAGGAGTATAAAAAGGCGATCACTAGCTTGGAGAATCAGATCGCGGATTCGAAACAAAATATTATCGATGAATTGATGACGACTGATTTGAAGTCATTTGCTTCCCAGTTGGGTTCAACTCTGGTGGATGCCTTCTCGCAGGGAACCGAAGGTATTGACGCTATCATGCAGGGCAAGGTTGATACCTTGATTAAGAATATGCTTGCAAAACAATTGTCGATGAAGTTAATTCAAAAATCGTTACAACCTGTGTTCGATGCGGCGGAGAGGTTTACAGCCGAGGAATCGGAGGAAGGAGTTAATTTCAGTACCGGGGAGATCCGGCAAATCAAGGGACTTTTAGAGTCGAGTATGTCCTCGATCAGTGCCCAGAGCAAAGAGTGGGTGCAGATGATGACCGATATGGGGCTGGTGGTGAACAAGGATATGTCGAGTCGGGTGCAGGAGGTGACCGGGCAATTGCAGGCGGCTATGACGGAAGGTACGGCGAGTCAGCTCGTGGGACTTTGGAACATGACGGCCTCGGACGTGCGGGCCATCCGGGATTGGTTGTTGACGGGGACTGTGACCGTACCGGAATCTCCTTTTAACATGACGCAAATGATCGAGTTACAGAACGAGATCGCGGTGAATACCCGAGTAACCGCCCAAAGCACGACAGCCACGATGCACGAACTTGGACGGGTGAACCAGCACTTGGAATCAATCGACCGGAACACGAGGGGGTATGCGGGGAGGGGGAGATGAAAGATAAAAACTAAAAGATAAAGACTAAAAGATGAAAGATAAAGGAAATTTAGAATGAAAAAGATTCCGTGATTGCCGATTCGATGATTGGGTGATTAAAATCACTTAATCGATAGGATCTAAAATTTAAAATCTAAAATTTAAAATTAATATGGTGTTTTTAAAGGAAGAATTGTTGGCGGGAGCCGGGTTGGTACAGGGATGTGCTGACGGGATGGCGCAACTGGCGGCGGCGGGGGATAAGGAGGAGATGTTGCAGTGCTATTGGGATCGGATAGATTTTTGTCTGGCGAAGAATTTCCCGACAAAGGAGTATTTGAAGGAGCATTTTGACGGGATGTTACACGAGAGAGGAATTTATATTGACGAACGGGTGGAGATTGCGGGGGGAAATGCCGTGTTGCTGGGGACGTGCGAGGCGGAGTGTGGCGTGGAGAAGTACGCGGTGAGCCGCCTGTACGTGAAGCATGATTCGCGGGTGGTGATTCGGGCGAGGGATCATGCTTTCGTGATGGTGGATGCGCTGGATGATGCGGCGGTAGAGGTGCATTGCGAGGGCGAGTCGAAAGTGGTGGTGAACCTGTACGCCCGGGCCACGGCGGTGGCGGACGGGGACGGTTACGCGAAGGTGGTACATAAAAACAAGGAAACGTATGATTTATAAGTTTGATACGATTGATGTGACCGCTTACGGCGTGTTGCCCATGCGGGGTGATGGTGGCGTGGCGGTGAGCGGGTTGTTCGATTTCCCGAAGCGCAAGGGGGAGATCGAGCGGAACTGGGGCGACGGGGTGGAACCTTATCTTGACGGGAAGGACTTGGAATATGACGGGCGGACGATCGGGTTGAAGTTCGTGATGGCGGATGCGGCGAACATGGAGCGTTTCCGGGAGGCGGCAGTGGCTTGTCGGCGATTGGGGACGGAGTTGGGGAATTTCGACGTGGTGATGGCGGATGAGGTTGGCGTGGAACGGGTGGACGACAAGTTGCTGAAACTCGATCTGAAGTTTCGGGAGCCGCACGTGGAGTTCGAGGAGTTGACCCTTGCGGGAAGCGGGGACGGGAATATCAGGGTGGACGACTTCAATCTGGCCCGGGATTTCGGAATAACGGTGACGGCGGTGAAAGGCGACCTGAAAGTCCCGAAACGGATAGAGGTAAGCACGACGGCCCCTTACCTGAACACGGCTTTCCGGGAAAATCCGGCGCTCTCGCTAGAGTGCGTGATGCGGGCAGGGAATTTGAAGGAAGTTGGGGCGAGGATGAGGCAGTTCCATGCCTTGTGGCGGCTGCCCGGGGTTCGGGTGTTGCGTTTGGCGAACGGACGGGAGCGAGGCGTGTTCGTGAAGGACGGTTTTAGCGTGAGTATCGTGAGTGACGGGGTGGTGAAATTTACTTTAAACGTGATAGAATATGATCGAAATTTATCGGAAGATCAATAAGGAAGAGACGCTCGTGGCGAGTGTCCCGGATGACAACGCCACGTTGGAAAGAACGTTGATGGGGGCGGACGAGGTGACGTTGAGCGTGACCGTGAGCGAGCCGCTCGATCTTCGGGTGGGCGATTATGCCCGCTTGGAGGGTAGTAGTTACACGATCAACCGGGCGCCCGACCTCGTGAAGGCCTCGGCGGTGGAGTTCCGGTATGACTTGGTGTTGGAAAGTCCCCTGTACAATTTGCTGGACAAGATTTATATCTCGGACGTGCAGGGACTGAGCCGCTTCTCGTTGTCGGGGACGTTGAACGATTTCGTGGAGCTTTTGCTGATGAATATTAACCGGGACGATTTCGACCCGGGGTGGACGTGGGCCACGGACAAGGGCGATCACCCGGTGACGGTGGTGACGGAGCGGAAGAATCTCAGTTTCGACAACACGACGTGCCGGGATGTGCTGAACCGCTTGGCGGACGAGTTCGGGGTGGAATACGTGGTTCGTGACCGGACGATCGCGTTCTACGAACGGGTGGAAAACGCCACGAGCCTCGTGTTCGAGCAGGGACGGGGGAAAGGGCTTTACACGTTGCAACGGCAGAACGTGGATACCGACAACACGGTGACCCGGGCATACGTTTACGGTAGCACGGAAAATCTACCGGTTGGCTACCGGAAAGGACTGGTGGAGCGTCTCTGTCCCCGGGAACGGGATTCGGATAAATATATCCCTTATTTCGAGAACCGGGAGGAGTACCCGAAACTGGTGGAACGGGAGGTCTATTTCGACGACGTGAAACCCTCGTTCACGGGGAGCGTGGACACGATCGGGGAGGACGGGTTGACATTGACCTGTAATGCCATTGATTTCAGCTTGAAAGAGGTGGTCATCGGCAAGGAGGGACGGGTGAACTTCCTGTCGGGTGACCTGACGGGGAAGGCGTTCTCTTTCACGTGTGACGGTGGGTTGGTGCGGACGTTGAAGCTGATCCCGCAGGAGGACGAGATGGCCCCTGCGGGGGACGATGGGAAACGATCGATGATCCCCAACGCCACGTGGCGGGTGCAGGTGGGCGACAAGTTCACGTTCACGGGGATCACGTTGCCGGAGGCGTATGTCCGCACGGCGGAGGCGTTGCTGGCGGAGAAAGGACGCAAGTGGATACGGGCGCATTCGAGTTTGCGGGTGAAGTATAACCTAGATGTAGATTACCGCTACGTGCGGGAGAAGGGGATCGTGTTCAACCCGGGGGATGTCGTGGGGATTGTTGTTCCCGGGATGGAGACGGTGCAGCGATTGCGGCTGACCTCGGTGAAAAAGCAGTTGCACACGGGTAAGCTGACGTGCGAGGTGTCGAATTACCTAGAGGTGAGCCTAGAGGATGCCTTGACGGCGAAGATCCAAGAGGTGAAGAGCAGTATAGAACTGGACCGGAGCGAGGTGTTGAATGCCGTTAACGCCACGCGGGAGTGGACGACCCGTAATTTCGGACGGTTGGCCGACGAGATGACCGACGGGGAGGCCATCGTGTGGGATGCGGACGGGTGGCAGATCAAGACGGTGGCCCAAGTGCCTGATGCCGCAAGATGGAACACGCATACGTTCGACGACTATATGGATCAAGCCGTGAAGACGGGGAGTGACGTGGTGTTCAAGAACCTGGAAGTCGGGACATTCATCCCCGGGATGATCGGCGGCAGCGGGGTGAGGATGGACGAGAACGGGTACGCCGAGATGACGGGATTGACGTTGCGGGAGTTCCTTGAAGTGCCGGAATTGCGGTTTAACCGGGTGGATGTGGTCAGCGGGGAGTTGTGGAACTCCATCGCCTACGGCACGGTGGAGAGCGTGGACACGGCAAACCGGGTGGTGACCCTGAAATTAGAAGAAGGGGAATTGGCGGGGCTGCACGTGAATGATATTTGCCGGGGAATATTCCATAACCTCACAGGGAATGCTGACGGGAACCGGGTGGACTGTTGCGGGTTCCTGACGATGGCCGGGTTTTCGACGGTTTATTTCACGCCGACGGAGATCGTGGGGAACGGGAAGTTCCGCTACGAGTTGAAACCCGGCACGAGCGTGCATCCCTGCCCGGCGATGAAGTTTGCCGTGTACGGGAATTTCACGGACAAGACCCGGCGGGCTTCGGCCTATTCAACAAGGACGTACAAGCGTTACCTGACGGGAGTGGCCACGTGGGAGGTCGATCCCGAACGGAACATTGCCATGCAGTTCGGGGATTTGTCGGGACTGCACGTCGGGGGTGTTTCGATGGAGGGCTACTCGGCTTACCTGAATAATATTTACATGAAGGGACACCTAGAGTTCACGGACGGGCAACGGGAGGAATTGAAAGGGGAGAACGGTTACACGGTGTTGTTGACGACTTACGACGCGGTAGTGGCGGTGGACAGTGAGGGGAAGATTGATTCGTCGCTTTATGACATCGTGAACGTGGTGGATGGGGAGGAGCTGGTGAAGGCGGGGAATGATACGGTGGTGGTTTCCCGGTTTAAGATTCAGACCCGGATTCAGGCGTATAAGGCCGGGGCATTGACTTACGCGGAGACGCCCGGAGAGGGTGAGTATGCGGTGGCGTTGACGGCGAAGGGGTGCGAGTATGTTTTCGCGGATGGCGTGTTGACGATCACGAAGATCATGGTGGACAAGGCCACCGTGGAGATCGAGGTGAATTGCGAGGGAAAAGAGGTCTTCTTGAAGTTGTTTACCCTGACGAGATTGTACGGGGGATCGGATGCAGTGTACATGGACCTGACGAACGAGAATGCCTCGGTGACTTGTGACACGGAGGGTGTCGTGACGGGGAGTATTCCGGGATCAACGGCTAAAGTGTACGTGGGGACTGCGCTGGACGGGGCTTGGAGTTTCTCGGGCAGTTTTTCCGGTTGTACAGGATCGGTGAATGCTTCCACGGGGGCGATCACGGTGACCGGGTTGACGGAAGATAGCGGGTCGGTGACGGTGACAGCGACGAAAAGGGGGTACGCCTCGTTGACGGCCGTGTACAGCCTGTCGAAAGCCTACCCGGGACCAAACGGGGAACCCGCCGTGGTTTACAGCGTGCGCCCTTCTGCGGACGTGATCGTTAAGGATAAAACGGGAACATTCACTCCCGCCTCGATCAGTTGCGAGAAGTTGAAGCAGATCGGCAATTCCGCCCCGTACGTCACCACGGAGAAAACATTGAAGTACCAGCTATCGGACGGCAACCTGACCGACTACACGGGTGCGGTAAGCGTGGGCAGTGCCACTTGGATCGAATTCACGCTCTACGAGGGTAGCACGGTGCTGGATCGGGAACGGGTGCCGGTGATTGCGGACGGGAAGGATGGGATTGATGCGAATTTGTTGGATTGGATTGAGGAGTGGAACGGGAACAAAACCGATGTCGGGAGAGAATTAATCATTTCTCCCCGGATGGTTGCCGGGAAAAAAGAGAGTAGTGGCAAATTTACCGGGGTGATGTTTGGCCGGGATATGATAGAGGTTAATGGAGTGATGCAGACGGGATTATTCGGAATGAAGAATGGTGATTTAACCTTTTCCATAGATGCTCAAACGGGAGATGCTTTTTTCGGTGGAACTGTCCTTGTTCGAAAAGATGCTAAGAATTATGTGACAATGAATTACAAGGATGCGAACGATTGGGGATTGAAAGGAGTTGTTAATGGTAACGAGGATAAGCCTGTTTTTCAACTTGGGAGTACGAATCAAATTGGGGAATTTATGATTGAAGGCGGCTTCCTCAGGGGAAAATGTGTGCTACTTACCAATTCAAATATCAGGTTTGACCGGGATGATGGTGCGGTGGTGAATATTGGAGCTCTTCCCGGAGAGGGTTTAGGAGGAGCGCCTGTTCTAGGCTATTTAAAGGACGGGAAGGGTTCTGCCCCTGAATTTGATGCTACGAACTCCGTGGCGTTGTTTCTCGGAAGTCAATATTATAAACCTTACGGGAGTCTTGACAGTTATGCGAAGTACGCCTTGTATGCTCAAGGGATGAGTATGTTGCATAGTGTATCTACACGAGTTATTGACGGAACGTTCGATGGTGGTATGTCAGATTGGAATTGGCGAGTGTTTTTACATCATAATTCAAAATTTATTGACACGACGTTGGATGCAAGTAAAGGCTATAGCGGGCAGTTAATCACGGTGGTAAATAGCAATTACGATAACCAAAACTTGATTGTGAGAGGCTTTTATCAGTTCCGGAACGATGGTAGCGTAATTGATGATGCGGTGGAGATTACAGATGGTGGGGCGGAGGTGAGTTTTGTGAAATATAAGGGAAAGTGGTTTTTCCTCGGAAGGTCTGGGAATGTTAAGTTTTAAGGAGCGCAGTTTGAAATAAAATAAAAAAAGTGTGAAATGATAATGGAGTTTTTAAAAACGGGAGATTTTTCAATGATCTTGACAAGGGTGTACGTTATCCTTGCGATGTGGGCGATCATGTGTATCGGGGTTTGTATGGACTTGTGGGCGGGGGTGAATAGTGCTAGGGCTAGGGGAGAAGTGATAAACTCGGGTGGGTTCCGGCGGACGATCGGGAAACTGGGGGATTATTGGCGGATACAGGTGATGGCGTTGATTTTTGACGTGATCGGGAGTTGTATCCCGTGGTATGAATATCCTTATGCCTCGATGATCGTGACGGCGGCGATCGTGCTGATCGAGGGACGGAGCGTGTGGGAGAACGAGCGGGCGAAAAAGGGAAACGTGGCGAAGTTGCCGGCAGCGATCCGGGATATTATCAATTGCACGACGGCGAAGAGTGCCGAGGAGTTGTTGAAAAAGATAAAAGAACTGGATGATGGACAAAAGGCAACTTAGGAACTTGATTCGACGAGTACTGATCGGGATCGGGGGGTACTCGGAGGAGGCGGAAAACTTGCTGATGGGGACGGCAGCCCAAGAGTCGGCATTGGGTGAATATATCCGTCAGTTGGGGAACGGTCCGGCCTTGGGGATTTTCCAGATGGAACCGGAGACTTTTGATGACATCGTGCGGAACTATTTGTCGTATCGGCCGGATTTGTGCCGGAAAGTGCTGATCGTATCCGGCGTGATCAATTTGAAAAGTGAATACTTGGAATATAATCTGGCACTGGCAATCAGCATGACCCGGATGCACTACGCCCGGGTTCGGGAAAAGATTCCCTCGGACCTGACGGGATGGGCGGGGTACTGGAAACGGTTTTACAATACCCCGCAAGGCAAAGGTACGGAAGAGGAATTCGTGTATAATTATAAACAATACGTGTTATAGATATGGGAACATTAGATATAAAGAATTTTCCGGCTCATGGCGTGTCGGATGAAGATACTTTTTTGATGACGGATGCGAAGAACGGGTTTGTGGCGGGGAGCATGACGTTGAAGGATATGAAAGAGAAGGTTATTACCCCGTTACTCAAGGCCTTATCACTGGATTACGAGTTGTTGACTCAAGCGGAATATGACGCTATCGGGAAAAAGAAAGAAGGGACATTGTATGCTATCGAGGAAGACGGGAAACTGGTAAGGACATATATCGGCTCGTTGCCCCTGACGGTGGGAGGCACGCTGGGAAGTTTGGATAACGTGGACGAGGAGGCGGATCATGCCGGAAGCGAGGACGTGGTGCTGATGCGGGCGAAAGGAAGCGGGACGTGGACACTGAAACGCCTGTCGGAAATCGGCGGCGGGGGTGGGGGAACCGGGGTGCAACGTAATGTCCGGATCGTGAATAATTTGGATAGCAAGAATATTTCGGCCAGCAAGGGAGAGCCTTGCTGGTTGAATTTCACCTTCGTAAGTCAAGAACGGTACGCAGATTCCGAGCCGTACGAGGACACCGGGGAGCGGGGACTACTGCAAATATCGGTGAGGAACGGGGATCATTCGGATTATTTGGTCGTGAAACAGGTATACGTGAATAGTGCTTCCCCGGTGGCCCTTGACGTGGCCGAGTTTTTGAGTTCGGGAGCCAATAACGTGATGATCAAGGTGACGGGGGAGGTTACGGAAATCACGACACCCGCTTTTGTTTATACCGTTCAACTGACGGCGTTGTCTATTTTTGCCGATAATTTCCGGTGGTGGACAGCTTACTCGGGGGCAATTATCTTGCCGTTGAATATCGGGGGAAATATCGCGAAGACGTTGCACGTTTCAATGTCGGGAAAAGATTATAACGAGTCGTACGAGGTGGCGATCGGGACGAACGTGTATATCGAGACAGCCTATAATTACACGATTCCTCACCCGGGGAAGACGGGGGTGTTCCGGGTGTCGGCATACGTGGCGAATTCGGACGAGAGTATCAAGACGAAGACGGTTGCTTTCAACATTATTTGTGCTGTTGCCGAGGAGCGGGTGAAACTGATTGCCATTAATAACGTGTTGGAGAAGGCCACGAACTGGGTGGAGAACACGTTGTTCGATTACGCCATGTACGACGGGGATAGCGTGAGTACGTTTGCCCGGTTCGTGATCATGAAGGAGGGGCAACAAGTGTTTTCCTCGAATGAAAACAGCATTGCCGTGTCGACCAAGCACACGTTCTCTCTTCCCCTAGAAATAGACACGTTGGACAACAGCGAGTTTTCCATCCAAGTGGAGGTGCTTGACGAGTCGGTTGCACTGACGTCACCACTCGTTTTCCCCGTGAACAACTCGCTGGGATATTCCGCCGTTGCGGGGGCGACCTTGTACGTCAACCCGCGTACTCGCAATAACCGGCAGGAGAATTACCGGGAGGTGGTGAACGAGATGAATGGGACGGCGATTGCTGCCGGGTGGAAGAATATGAACTGGGGAAACGACGGGTGGGTACCGGATTCGGACGGGAACCGGGTGTTGCGGCTGATGGCGGGTTCCTCGCTGACGATGGCTTATTATCCCTTCGCGAGGGAATGCGCCCGGGTCGGAAAGACACTGGAGATTGATTACCGGGTGGATCACGTGACGGATTACTCGAAACCGATCGTGACGATTTCCATGCCCGACGGGGTGTCGTTCACGGGGCTGAACATTTACGCGGATCAGATCGTGATGCACTCGCAGTCGCTCCGGGAGGACAGCGTGCAGAGCCTCCACACGTTCGAGGGAAAGCGGACCCGGTTCACGCTGACGATTCTCCCGATGGCGTACGGGAATCCGGATTTTAATCTCTGTATCCTGTATATCAACGGGGTTAAGAACCGGGAGTTCGCTTACGAGGATAATGATTATTTTGCCCAGAGAGGGGGCATCGTGATCGGCTCGGACTGCGCAGATGTGGATATATACGGAATCCGGGAATACGATTCCGGCCTGACATCGCAGGGTGTGTTGACGAATTATATCAACTGGTTATCCGATTCGGCAGAAAAGGCCCGTGTCCGGCTGTATAACGATATTCTGGACGGGAACGGTTCGGAGGTGGATTTCGACAACACGAGGGATCAGTTTAATTGTCTCGTGTTTGACAACACGATTCCCTCGATGGCCGACCAGACAGCACGGGTGGGTAATTTGGACGTGCTGTTCACGGACCACCCGGAATGGAACGTTTCGATTTCCGGAGTCACGGCGAAAGGACAGGGTACGTCCTCGATGAAGTACTGGATATGGAATACCCGCTACCAACTGGACAAGGCAAAATCGGTGATCACTCATGCCGACGGGACGACAAGCACGAAGAAGTGGCAGATGGTGCCGTGGATTCCGGCAGGACAGAAGTTTACGGCGAAGAAGAATTTTGCCTCCTCGATGCAGTCGCACAAGATCGGGTCGGTGAATGCTTATAACGATTTGTACCGGGAAGTCGGGTTGAGGAACGAGGCGATGGAAACGGAGCAATACGCGGATGCCCGCGTGGCGGTGTACCAGATGCCTTTCGTGTGTTTCGAGAAGTCTGTGAACGAGGAGGGACGCACGGTGTACACGTTCCGGGGATTGTACACGTTCGGGCCTGACAAGGGGGACAAGTACACGTTCGGTTTCGACACGGATTTGTTCCCGAACCTAATCAGTATCGAGGGATCGGATAACTCGCCATTATGTACGCTGTTTCGGGTGCCTTGGAATAAAAACGTGTTGTATAATAGTGATGAAGAGGCTTTCCAGTATAACGGGGCGAATAGCTGGGATGCCGGAGAGGGTAAGGTGGAGAGTATATCGAAGTTTATCCCGGCATATAATATCGTGTATGAATGTTCTCCCCGTTTGTTGCCTTTTGACGGGACCCCGGAAGAGTTGAACGAGCAGGCCGCCGCGATGAGAACTCGGCCATGCGAATTCTGGATTGCCAAGGCGGGAGACGGGAGCCGATTTGACGTGTATTATTTCGAGGCGTCGTTGAATCGTTTTATCCCCTCGGACATGGGGAAGGGGGAGATTAATCTGGTCACGCAACTGGTGGATAAAGGGTACGGGCTGTCGGCTGCCGACCTGTCGGGAAAGACGAACGACGAGTTGAACACGTTATTTGTGAATGCCCGGATTGCCAAGTTCAGGGCGGAGGCTCCGTTGTACTGGGACGTGGATGACACGTTGTTTTTCATGAATAACGTGGAGTTTAACGCGGGAACGGATGAGCGGGCGAAGAACACGTATCCTTACTCGTTCGGGACAGGGACGAGTCGTTTCCGCTGGCGGGTGGACGATGCGGACACCCGGTTTGACACGACGAACCGGGGATTGCCGGACAAGGAGTATAGCGTGGAGACGCATGACACGGATGAAACCGGGGCCTCGATCTGGAACGGGGAAACGAATAATTTCTTTAACCTGATGGAGTTGGCTTTCCCGGAGGAGAAGGTGGCCAGTATGCGACGGATGATGACGGCCATGCAGGCGTTGGGCGGTTTGAAGTCGGGGAATGATCTGGAAAAGATTTACGCTTTCTACCAGAAGTATTTCTTTGACGAGGCACAGGAGTATTTCCCGGCAAATTCATACAATGCCGATGCCAGATATTGTTACGAGAACGGGAAACTGGCTTATAGTGCCGGAATTTATTCGAACGACACGGACCCGATCACGCAGTCGCTTGGCGACCACTATCAAGCGGAGCAGCGATGGATCACGAAACGTATCCTGTATATGATGTCAAAGTATAGTTTCGGTTTGTTCTCGGCCGCGGGAACGGACACGATCACGGTACGTGCCGCCGGAAACACGATCACGTACGATCTGACCCCGGCGATGGACATGTATCCGGCAATTGCCAACGGTACATCGATTATCCGGGGCGAACGGACCCGGGCAGGGGAGACTTGTTCCATGGAGATTGAACTTTCCGGAACGGGCGACCAGCAGAATGCGATACAGGGTGCCTCTTATTTACAGAACATCGGGGATTGGTATGACAAGAACGTGCAAGGGTCCATGGTGATACAGGGACGGATGCTCCGGGAGATTCGCCTGGGGAGCAAGACGGGGCATATCGTGATCTCGATCACGTCGTTGACAATTTCGAATTGCACGTCGTTGCAAAAACTCGTGTTGTCGAATATTGCTACGTTGAGTGGTACGTTGAACCTAACTTCCTGCACGCACTTGCAAGAGGTGTATGCTGACGGAACCTCCCTTTCGCAGATGAAACTTCCGACGGGTGGTAGTATGCGGGTGATCGAGTTTAGTCCCCGCAATCAGTACCTGTCACTGTCGAACTACCCGTTGCTCCCGACGGAGGGAGTCAGGATGGATCAATGTAAGCATATTATCACGGACTTTTTCGTGGAGGATTGTCCGTTACTTCACCCGGTGAAGTTGCTGGTAGAGATGATGGAGGCCCAGAAAGAACAGGGGACGGAACACGCTTTGAAACGGGTGCGGCTCGTGGGATTTAACGAGACGTACGATAGTTCGGATATACTTGATAAGTTGGCAAGTTTGGCAGATGGGAGTTACGAGGGATTGAGCAGTGAAGGAATTGCCGGGGAAGACCCGGTTCCGGTGCTGGACGGGACGTTGAATATTCATGCGGATGTTTACGAGGAGTCGATCAATGCTTTACGGAGTAAATTTAATAGGTTGGTGTTGAATATCACAGGAAATTATTATGTCCGGTTTAAAGACCCGGAATTCCACCGGCTGGTAGTGAAGAGATGGAGTACGGACGGGGTGGGTGTGACTCGTAAACAGTTGGCAGCCGTGACAGATTTTCCTAATGATTATTTTAAGGATAATAAGGAAATAACAGACCTGTCTGATTTTGCAGAGAATTTTGTGAATGTCAATTTGTTTAAGCAAAGAACATTTGAAAATTGTACCGGATTAAAGACAATAAGTTTGCCTAATGAAAAGATAGATACGTCAGCAATAGCTATATTTGGTCATACTTCTTTGGATGAAAATGGTATAGATTTATCTTGTTTAACAACATTAGGGTTTGGTATATTTAAAAATTGTAAGTTTGTTCATATTTTTATTCCCAATACATTACTTCTGGATATGGATTATTCTCAACAATGGCAAGATAATTTGAGATTACTTACCATGGAATTGGAAGAAGGTCTTTCGGTTGTTCCGAATTCGTTATGTTCTGGATGTAGTTCATTGATGACCATTACTTTTCCTTCCACTATTACAACAATCGGGAGTAGTGTCGTACATGGATGTAATAATTTGAAAAGTTTTATATGTAAACCAATAACACCTCCTGCATTAGTGAGCGATTTGGGTTATATATATGCTGATTTCAATATCTATGTTCCGGATGAGTCCGTGGAAACATATAAAATAGCTTGGACAAAATATGAGAGTAAAATAAAACCGATGAGTCAGAAACCGGAGAACGTGTAAAAGATTGGATTGATATGAAGACTCTGATTATATGCGGCGTGATTTGTTTGTTGTTGGGATTCTTTGTCGGGAGGTTCACGATGAAGGAGGGGGAAAGAACAACCTACGTGAAGGGTGAGACGATTCGAGATACTATAACGTGCTTTATTCCGGACACGGTTCGCTTGTCCGGAGAAGTACGTTATAAGTACAGGTACAAAACAGATACGGTTTACCGGGATGTTCCGACCGTGGACCGGGAAGGAACGCTAAAGAGTACGATAGAGGATTGGAATTTAATTCGGGATTACAAGAGGACCTTGTTCGATAATGAATCCGGGAAATTAGCTGTGGAGCTTTCCGTGCAGTACAATGAACTGAAACATCTTACTTATGCTTATACTCCCGTGCGGGAACGGGTTATGATTGTAAAAAAGAGTGTGTGGGTGCCGTTTGTTTCGGCATCCTTCTACACGGAAGGTCATGATTTGTCTTTTGGTGGGGGATGTTTTTATCACGACTTGGGATTCCGCATTGAATACAAATTTGACGGTTTTAACGTGGGGCTGATGTATAAGTTTTGA